CATTAAATTGCGAATCATATGAATCAAGTTGTGATAGCTTTTTAATTAAATCGTTACTATGTTTCTCTTCAGCTGAAAGAGTTGCACTAAGATTCTTGCCTAGATCTTTACTCTCTTCAAAGAGTTTATTAATTTCTTCTTTATGAGTATTAATACTTGCTCTCTTCTTTTCAATTTGATCATCGTTAAGCTCTTGAAGATCTTTAATATACTTGCTTTGAGCTTCAATTTTTGTTTTACAAATTTCAATCTGATGATCGACATCACTTAGCTCGTCTTTTATTTTTGAATTTCTTTCTTTTAAGAGCATATTCATTTTTGAAAAGATATTAATATCTAAAAGATCTTCAATAATATTTCTTCGAGACCATACAGGTAATTGCATGAAAGGAATGAACGAACTACTTCCAAGTACAACTACCTGATGAAATGACTTATGATTTAACTTAAGTATGTTTTGTTCTAAGAACTTTTGATAGTCACGAGCATTAGAAGCTTGATTTATAAGATTACCATTTTGATATATCTCAAATTTACCAGGCTTAATTCCTCTTACTATTTTAAAGTCTGATGTACCTATTGTAAACTCAACAGTAACAATTGTACCACGCTTATTAATACTATTAATCATCTGATCCTTTTTGATATCTCGATGTGGTTTACCAAAAAGACCAAATGAGAGAGCATCAAGTAAAGTAGATTTACCTGCTCCGTTTTGTCCTACAATAAGTGTCGTTGGAGACTTGTCCAACATGATTTTAATCGGATCATTTCCCGTGGATAGGAAATTCTTCCACTCACATGATTTAAAATGTATCATACTACCTCTAGATTTTGTGCTTCAGTATATAGTTTTCTCAATTCAGTCTTTAGATGTTCTTTATCTAAATCAGTATCAACAGCTTCAACATATGAATCTAAAAGTACAGTAGTATCTTCAAGGGATATTTTCTCGTCTTCTACGCTTTCTCCCATATACTCTTCAAAACTTTCAGCTATTTTCAGCTCATATGTTTCAATATTCTGTAATCGATCTACAAATTTATCAAACATGTAAAGATCATTTTTATTTATAACGATGAGTTTAATGAACTTCTTTTCAAACTCTGATACGTCAACTTTGTCATAATCAGTTTTTGTATCGTCATATATTACTTTCTTAAACATAGTGATTGGATTTCTTACTGGTGTAATTTCTCTTGTCTCACTATCAAGAATATGAAAGTATTTTGGATCGTCAACATCTGCCCATGTAAATTCCATTTGTGAACCGAGATAAGTCACATTGCCTTGACTCGATTTTGTATGAAAATGTCCTGATAAAACCATTTCAAAACGATTAAAAATATCTGCATTCATACCATGTGGATTAGGCATTCCAGCCATCATATCAAATCCTTTTAACTCAAGGTGAGCACCAAGTATTGGAGCGCCACAGTTTTGAGCAAAGTCAACATACTCTTTATAGTTAGAGTTATTAATCCAAGGTATTACTGCAACTTTAAGACCATCATAATCGAGTACTGTTGGTTTCATACAGATGTTTACATTAGATGTAAAATATCCAAGCAGTTCTTTCAAAGAACAAAGTTCATTTGTATTTTTAAAATAGACATCATGATTACCTGGAATGATATCCATTGTAATACCTTTGTCTCTCATAGGCTCAAGAAAATGTTTACGATTAGCATTAAGTGCTTTAAAGTTAACAAATTTTCGATGCTCGTAATAATCTCCTAGGTGAAGAATATTTTTAATGCCATGTTCTTCTAAATATGGAAAAAATACTTCGCCATAGAATCTTTCCTGATACTGTAAAAAGATATCAGATGAATTCCTTACTCCACAGTGCGTATCATTCAGAATTGCTATTTTCACGTATTACCCTCATTTTTTCTTTTAGAAGTTGCCTTTGATATCTACCTATACGTCTTGCAGATGTTCTTACTTTAATCATTTGATAAGCAAGCATTCCTCTTTTAGCTTTCCTTTTTAATTCTTTAGGAAATCTCTTTTTATTTCTACGTATTTGTCTCAGTCTTGTTTTTTCTTTTAACTTTTTCATGACATAAATAACTCCAGCTTATCAGCTTCTTTTTTACTCTGCTTTTCTTTTTTAGCAAATTCTTTAATGGCTGTATCTTTTTGTCTTACAGTACTAATTCTTTGTCTTAGTGTATCAACATATGCCATTGTTTCATTTGCGGTATCGTTATCCATACCCATTTGTACAAAGTCTTCAATACCCATTTTCTCAATAAATCGAAACTTAATGTCTTGTTGCTTTTTCTCTTTTGTAATTCTACGAATAAACGCAAAATAACATATTTGAGTAAAGTAACTAAAAGCATTAGGCTTTCCTGTACGAGTTGCGGTTTCAATATTGTAATTCCCAATTGCTCTTAAGCAATTTTCAACAGCATCCATTACCATTTCTTCTCTATAAGTATATCGTACAAAGTTTGGTCGATGTGATAGACCCTCAGCGATTCTTATAAAACATTTAGCAATATAGTCTGTTACTTTAGGAATTTCTTTATTAGCCTTTCTAGCGCCTTGAGCTTCTACAGCATAATTAAATACTGCTTCTGAAAACTCTTTGTTGTTAACATAATGTGCCTTATTTCTGGCCATAGTTTTATCCTCCATAATGTTATATTATACCACATTTTCGAGCAAATGTAAACGATTAATTTATTTTAATTATTTTCACAAAAACCGTTTACAAAATCCTGTTTTTATGGTATAATAATATAGTACCCCGGAGCGGGAAGGTATATCTTTTTAATGGATAGTCTTCTTCTCAGGTATCGGTACTCCTTCATCAGCATACTGATTAATCAGATCATTTTCATATTCTTCTAATATTTCTAGATCTGATTTAGATTCAGGTATGACTGCTTTTTCCATCTTAAGAGCAAATTGTACATAAGTATTTTTGACTTCATTCGCCACAGGAACATGCTGTATTATATTTGCTTTTAAGATTTTAAACTGTTTAGCTTCCGAGAATGGAAACCAAGGACTAAACTGAAAGCCACCAAGTAGATTTGTATTTACTGATACAGGTCTTTCAACAATGAAGTTATCATCGTTTTTAACTGCTACGAGTCCAACGATATCTTCGCCATTAAGTAACTTGAAGTGTCTTATATTAAGTTCGTCCATATTAAATATTTATATCCCACATCTTGTAATTAAAACGCTCTTTTGAATATATTTTAATTCTTTCTGCGGCATGTTGTAATGTATAATTCTTTTGAGATTTGTAATGTAAATCATCTACAATATCATAGAGTTTAGTATCTCTTTGATCATCACTCTTTCTTAATCCTCGTCCGATGCTTTGTAAAACCCTAATTTGAGACTTACTTGGTGAAGCAAATATGATATTGTGTAGATTCCTAATATTAATACCAGTAGAAAAGGTGCCAATAGAAGCGACGATAATTGCATTGGTTTGGGTCTCGGTAATCTCACGGACCTTCTCTCTTGTATCGACATCTGTTTCTCCTGACACATAAAATAACTTTCTATTACTATTTATTCTTTCTGATAAGAGACTGTGAAGAGGCTTACCATGCTTATCGACATAATTAAAAAGTATTAATGTATTACCTTCTTGATCGAGAGCAAGGTTTGCAATAAAATTATTTCGTGGCTGATATCTTACAATAAAGTCTAGTTCTTCTTGATACTTATTCTTTATAACTTCTTTACAAATCTCTTCTTTATATTTAAGTATCAATATGTCTATTTCAAGCTGAGCAAGATCGTCGTTATCAATTAATTCTTTTGTAGTAGTAACCTGAAATACCGGACCAAATAATCCTTCAAGCACAAGCTGATGTGTTTGCGTTCCGTCTAATGTTCCAGTAGTACCTATTCGATATTTTGCATTTACGCATTTCTCCATGATTGCTGTAAGAGATTTAGCTTTAAAGTTATGTGCTTCATCTCCTATAATCATACCATAATTTGTATACCAAGTTGCTGGTAACTTATAAATTGATTGCCATGTACTTATAATAACTCTTTGATGTATGTCAATTTTCTCGCGGCCGGAATATATTCTATGACAATGTTCGTTATGATTCCAAGTATCTTTACTTGAATAGTCTCCGAAATCAGCATACATTTGTTCTACTAATGAAGTTGTAGGTACTATAATAAGAATCTTTCCATCAAAGTTTTCTAGGTAATATCTTATTGCTAAATATATGATTAAACTCTTTCCAGAAGCAGTAGGTGATAACAATAAGGATCGTTCTTGAGAAAGCGTGTGCGAGAGTCCCTCAAGTTGATAGTCCCTTGGTGTTATATCAGATCCATTCACAGAAAGTGAGATTTTTGATAAAAGGGAATCTAGGTTAGGCTCAGATAGTGATTCGAGTGTACCATATTTTTCATTTTCAATCACTTCTAGGTTATAATCTCTTACGTCACAAAACTCACGTAAATATTTGTATAAACCATTATATAAAGTTTTCTTTCTACTATCATATAGTCTTATTTTACCGTCCCACATACGATTACGATAGGCTGGCATAAATTTATAACCTGGAACAAAGAAACAAAAGTGTTCACTTAATTCCATCTCAATAGATGGATCACATTCTACATGCATGTGTACTTCGTTTCTTTTAGATATTTTAATGGTTTCCATTAGATACCGCTAGTGAACTTCCTCCACTCGATCATGTTCTTAATGTTTTGATGTCTCCATTTAACATTATCTAATATTTCTTTTAATGCT